AACAGAAACGGTTTATTCATTACGAGTGGTCTTTACGATTCAGGCTACCATGGTGTTATGGCAGGTTGTCTTCATGTAGAACATGGACCAGCCAAGATAGAGAAAGGATCAAGAGTAGGTCAGTTCTTATTGTTTGAAGCTGAAACATTATCAATGTATGATGGTGATTATGGAATCGGAAAGGAGCACGACGAGAAGTATGGAAATTAATATACCAATAGAAAAGTTACAAGAGAGGTCATTGTTTATTGCTACACCTATGTATGGTGGACAATGTGCTGGTATGTATACTAAGTCTACAAATGACTTAGCAAGTTTATGTATGCATTACAAGATTAATGCAAAGTTTTATTATCTATTCAATGAGTCTCTAATTACTAGAGCAAGAAACTATTGTTGCGATGAGTTCTTACGATCTGATTGTACACATATGATATTCATTGATAGTGATATTTCATTCAATCCTAATGATGTTATTACAATGTTAGCTATGATGGATCCTGATGAGAAAAAGAATGAGTATGATATTCTTTGTGGACCATATCCTAAGAAATGTATATCTTGGGAAAAGATATCTCATGCTGTAAACCAAGGTGTTGCAGATGAGAACCCAGAAGTGTTAGGTAAGTTTGTAGGTGACTATGTATTCAATCCAGTTTCTGGTGGTAATGAGATTAAGTTAAGTGAACCTACAGAAGTGTTAGAAGGTGGAACAGGATTTATGATGATCAGTAGAAAAGCTCTTGAAAAGTTTAGAGACGCTTATCCGCAGATGATGTATAGACCTGACCATGTGAGAACAACTCACTTTGATGGATCAAGAGAGATTATGGCTTTCTTTGATGCTGTCATTGATGACAAACAACTAAACTTAGAAAAAGAACTTGAGCTCTTTTACAAAGAGAAGAAAGGTAAACCTACTAAGAAGCAGGTACTAGACTTTGTAAAAGATAAAAGGAATGGTCTTGATAAAGAATACTCTAACAGGTATCTTTCTGAAGACTATATGTTCTGTCAATGGGCAAGACATATTGGACTTAAGGTCTGGTTATGTCCTTGGATGGAACTACAACACATGGGATCATTTGTCTTTGGTGGGTCATTGAAAGACCTAGCAACGATTGGTGCTCCTGCAACTGCTGATCCTAAAGCGGTCGGTAAAAACCAAAATATGTAAAAGGTTATATTATATTATGAAATTAAGTGAAAGCACTATAAACGTACTAAAGTCATTCTCAGTAATCAATACTGGAATAGAACTCCAACCTGGAAATGTATTGAAGACAATCTCTCCTCAGAAGTCAATTATGGCTAGAGCAGAGTTGCCTGATGACTTTCCAGCACCTGGATGTTTCTATGAACTTAATCGTTTCCTTGGTGTACTTACATTATTTGATCAACCACAACTTGACTTCAATGAGAAGTATCTAACAATTAGAGATGCAAAGAGAAGTGTAAACTATACATTTGCAGATCCTCAGATGATTGTTACGCCTCCTGCAAAAGAGGTACAACTTCCATCAGTTGATGTTGATGTAGAGATCAAATGGGCAGATATGAGTAATACTCTAAGAGCTGCAAGTGTTATGTCATTACCTGAGATTGCAATATCATCTGAAGGTAGTACTATCAACTTAGAAGCTATTAGTAGTAAGAATCCAACTGCTGACAAGTACACTACAGTCATTGATAACAATGCAAGTGGAAAAGTATTCAAAGCTGTATTCAAGCTAGAGAATATAAAGATTATGAATTTTGATTATAAAGTAGAATTATCTTCTAAAGGTATTGCTAAGTTCACATCGCTGAACAATAAGACATGGAAAGACGAGAAAGTCGAATTCCAAGATGGACCAGTATTGACTTACTGGATAGCAACCGAACAAGGTAGTTCAACATTTGAGTGATAAGTATGCAAGAATTTTTATGGGTCGAAAAGTATAGACCAAACAACTTAGACGATGTCATCTTACCTGACGATTTGAAGGCAACGTTTAAACAATTTATTGAACAACAAAATATACCAAACTTATTGTTGTCTGGTTCTGCGGGTGTGGGTAAGACAACAGTAGCAAAAGCTATGTTAGAAGAACTTGATGCTGACTACATTGTAGTCAATGGTTCTTTACATGGTAACATTGATACTCTCAGAACTGAGATTATGAACTTTGCTACCACAGTGTCATTTAGTGAAGGAAGAAAGTATGTTATCTTAGATGAGGCAGACTATCTTAATCCACAATCGACACAACCTGCCCTTAGAAACTTCATGGAAGAATATTCTAAGAACTGTGGATTCATTCTTACTTGTAACTTCAAGAACAGAATTATAGAGCCACTACAATCTCGTTGTAGTGTGATAGACTTTGTGTTTCCAAAGAAATTAGCCCCATCGCTGGCCGGGTCATTCTTCAACAGAGTTAAAACTATTCTTGATACTGAACAAGTTAAGTATGATGAGAAAGTACTTGCAGAAATTATCCAGAGACACTTCCCTGATTGGAGGCGCGTACTTAACGAATTACAGCGTTATTCGGTTACAGGGATAATTGATACCGGTATACTAACAAACTCCTCTCAGAACGCGTTAAATTCGCTTATATCCCTACTAAAAGGCAAGCAATTCAGTGATATGCGTAAGTGGGTAGGACAGAACGTAGACAGTGATCCGACTAGTATTATGAGACAATTATATGATGCAGCAAGTGATAAAGTGCAACCATCATCTATTCCTCAACTAGTATTATTGATAGGAGAATATCAATACAAATCAGCCTTCGTCGCAGACCAAGAAGTAAACTTGGTTGCATTCTTGACGCAAGTTATGGCTGAAGTCGAGTTTAAGTAATGCCTTATATAGACTGGACGCCAGTCGAGAAGGTAAAGGAAGCCATTGAGTTATGGAAAGGTGTAATGCATGATCCAAACATTGATGGGTATAACGGACTTGCATGTAAAAAGAAAATACAAGCTGTTAGAGATGCAGCAATAGAAGCATTGAAAGATGCTCCAGAATATTATGGAGAAGATGAATGAACGTAGCAATATTAGGTAGAGGTTTCGTAGGACGAGCTACAGAATATTTCTTACAAGAGTATTGCCCTAAAGTGGCTCACATCTATGTAGAAGATCCAGGATTAGGAATGTATGTAGATACTTATGATTGGGATTCTGTTACATATACATTTATATGCGTACCTACTAATGAAGTAAATGGAAAACTGGATCTCAATATATTATTTCAAGCTCTAAAAAGAGCAAGAGGTATTCCAATTATTAGAAGTACATTAGGTCCAGATCAAATGACATTGATTGGAATGGCACACAATGGACCATTCATACATTGGCCAGAATTCCTTAGAGAGAAACATTGGCAAGAAGATGTAGATAACAAACAGATTCCAGTAGTAGTCGGAGGTCCAGATGAATGGACAGATAACTTTGTAAGTCATGTACTACCAGAAGACAGAACTATCTTCCAAGGTAGTTTACAAGAAGCAGCTTTGATGAAGATATCAAGGAATGCTATGTTAGCAACAAAAGTAGCACAAGCAAATATGTTATACGATCAATGTACTAAGTGGAAAGCTAGTTACAAACTAATTAGAGAGTTTATGATAAGAGATGGTTCATTAGGAACAACTCATTGGGATGTTCCAGGACATGACAACGGTAGAGGATTTGGAGGTAAATGTTTTCCAAAGGACACAAAACATTATGAGTCTTTGTTTGACGAAGACAATATCTATACAATGGCATTAGACTATAACGATACAATTTATCCATGAAACCATTTGACTTTATAAACAGTATTAACTTTACTAAGAAGAACCTTATGAGAAATACAGACAACGATGAGTTGGCTGAGAAAGGTTATGTTCCGTTTATAACAAATAAGACACTATCATACTTCACTGATACACTCCTATACTCCAACGAAATGAACAGCTTGCATCACTTAGATAACAAGCTACAGTATGAGTTTTTTCTAAATAGTATTCGTAAGAAGAAAAGATTTGCGAAGTGGGCGAAAGCTGATCGAAATGATGATATAGAAATGATAAGTCAATACTACCAATGTTCACCAACAAAAGCGATTTCAGCACTTTCCATTCTAACTTCAGAACAGATAAAAAATATTAAGAATAAGATGGAACAAGGAATAAAAAATGATTAGTATAGAATCATTAATTGAAGTAAAATTAAAACAACCAGATGACTTTCTAAAAGTCAAAGAAACTCTAACACGTATTGGTGTAGCATCCAAAAAGTCTAATACTCTCTTTCAATCATGCCACATATTACATAAGCAAGGAAAGTATTACATTGTACACTTCAAAGAACTGTTTGCCTTAGATGGTAAACAAACAGATTTAGATGATGATGACATTTCAAGAAGAAATACTATTGCAAAATTATTAGCAGAGTGGGGATTAGTAGAGGTTGTATCAGAGCAACAACTAATACCAGCAGACAGCATGTCGTCTATAAAAGTCATACCATTCAATCAGAAAGATGAATGGGAACTAGTTGCCAAGTATAACATTGGCAAAAAGAAATAGTTTCGGGACTGTGGTAACCCGATTGGCCGGCCTGCGAGCGGTTGCTCGGTCCCACCTAAAAAAACCGTTGACTTTTAATAATAAAGCATCATATAATATATAAATACTAATGAGTGCTCATAAGAGGCTCATATATTAATCTTCGCTTAGAAAAGGAGGAATTATGACAATCTACGAAGAACCATTTGGGCGTATCAAGCCCTTCGGAATCGGATTTGATGAGATGTTCAAACGTCTTGACAAAATCCACTCACAA